CCTTGACGTTGTTGTAGAGATGAAGGGTGGCGCTGAAAAACTTACTAAGTTGATTAAGAAGGAATTGGGCAAAGCAGTTTCTACTCCGAGGCAATTGGGCGCTGGTTATCCTATTTGGCAGATTGCTTTCAAAGAAGATATTTCTTATGAGGGTAAGACGTATAAAACCAAAGGCGCGGTTCTTGAATTTGCCGATACGATGACTGAGAGTTTTCCTGACCCAGAAAGCAGACAACGACAAACTGAATATGGAACGCTTGAGCAGGACGTTAAACGCCGAGATTTTACCGTCAACATGTTGATGAAAGATTTGACAAACGGTGAAATCAAAGACTTGACCGGAGTGAGTAAGAATGATTTGAAGAAAGGAATCTTGCGCGGTCATCCCGGCGTTTCGCTTGATAAGATTTTCATGAACGACCCGTTGCGAATGATACGTTTGATCCGGTTCCAAACGAAATACGGATGGGACATTCCAATGGATGTGTTACGCATTGTCAAACGCAATGCAAAACGAATTCAAATTGTGTCGCCTGAACGCATTATGGGAGAACTTGAAAAGGTAATGAAATTGGGCAAACTGAACAAAGCAATTCGATTAATGAAGATAACAGGTTTACTCAAATATGTACTTCCAGAAGTGGATGAGCTTACAAAAGTCAAGCAGTCGCCGAAGCAACATGCAGAAGGAAACGTATTCAAACATACTATGATGGTATTGAAAAACGCAAAGCCAACGGTAGAGGCTCAGATGGCGGCGTTGTTGCATGACGTTGGAAAGGCAAAGACGCAGCAGATATTTGGAAACGGGATTTCATTCCATGGCCATGAAAAAGTGTCTGGTGAAATCGCGGAAGCAATTTTGCGTAGGCTGAAGTTTGACAGTCGTACGATCAATACTGTTCGCAAATTGGTTGAAAATCATATGCGGCCACATCGAATTGATGATATGATAAAATCAAACAAGGGCGATTCAGCGCGTGTGCAGAAAGTATTGCGTCGCTTTGTCCGCAAGATTGGTGATGAATCTATTGATGCGTTGATTGACTTGGCAGAGGCGGATGCGATCGGAAAGTTGCCGCCGCAGAATTATGCTCCCAATCTGAGGCGCATGATTGATGATATCAGAAAGTCTCCGTTACCCGTTTCAAAAAAGCCAGTGTTGGACGGCAAAGAAATTATGCAAATACTGAACGTGAAGCCGGGACCGCTTGTTGGGGACGTGTCGCGGTTTCTGATTGAGTTGGAAGAGGACTATGCCGCAAAAGGAAAAGCGTTGAAGAAGGACGAAGCAAAGAAACAGGTGCTTGAAAGATATAGTCGTTGAATGGTTGTCAATTTCACATCTTGTATCAGGAACGTTTTCAAAGGCATTCATTATGCCATTGTTGACGTCGAAGGCACAAAAGGAATCTGTGTTCAAATTCCTGAAAACCATCCATTTCGGCAGCGCGATTCTTCTTTGATTTCTCAGCGCAAGCTTGTGGCCGAAGGGAATTTTCCACAGTTATCTGCGACGGGATATTGGTTCTGTTTTGAGTGCGATTCTGAATTGCATGATGAGCAGCTTACACAATTATGCCGTGAAATGATCAATCACGTTCGTCGGCCCTATTGGACGATGTTTAAGCGTGGTATCCGGCGGTTTCTCGCCAATCTAAAACACCTCTAAAATTCACACCGAATTTGCAAAAAATCAGCAAAACTTGCTTCTCGGGTTGTATAATAAAATGTAAATGATATGTCCTTTGTTCTGTGTGATTTGCCGAGGAGGAAAATATGATAATGCCCCGCCAGACTCCGTTCCCGGAAGAAATTGATCGGGCTTTGGAATTTGACCCATTGGATACGGTTGAAAAGATCACGGGCAGCTTGGACACTCCCGAAGGAAGAGGTTTGAGCTTTATTGCTGTAGCGACTTCAGCCGCTGAAAAGCGAAAGCTGCTGTCCAGAAACGATGATTTGTATTACGGCATCAAACTCAAAGACGCCGAAAGGGTTCTTGAGTCAATGGGTTTTCAGGTTGTCTACAAAGAAGAATTCGAGTGCGAGAACGTACAAGAAGTTTTGGTTGCCAGTTGGCAAGCGCAGCTTGGAATTCTTTTCGTTTATTCTTCCTTTGCTGAAAGTGGTTTCAACGGGGGAAATTTTTACGCTGCGTGGAAGCCAAACGATTTGATGACATATCATTCTTGTACTTCTTCCGGCCAGTTTTACAGGCCAGCAGATATGTCTTGGGAAGATGCGGATGAATACATAAAGAAGAATCCACTTTGGATTGGCGATTGGCATTTTGAAGCCGCAAGACATCATATTGAAAAACTCCTCCGAAGGGGTGAATTTGTAATTCAGCGTCCGGAAAAGCAGCGGATTTGGTTGGTCAATTATTCAACGGCGCGGATTTTGGAGTATGGTCAATTCGATGCGGTGATTGATGCTAACCTTGCAAAACTGCCTGACGAAGTTAGAAAGGCATTGTGCGTATGAAAGACGCGGAAAAGAAAATAAACCGTCATTCGATTTACCTCACGGAAAAAGCCGAGGCGCTTGAAAAGGCGATTGATTTTTTCCTTGGAGCAAAGGGTAAGAAATCTGCAACCATGCGAAGGCTTGTTTTTCTCGCTCAGATTGATTTTTGGAATTGGGAAATAGATGAGTTGATTTTTTCATTTAGCAACTTCAAGAAGCGGAAGGAAGTATGGGAATCACGGGCGAGTCTTGAAGACGGTTTGAAAGAACACGGTTTTCTTTTACGCGATAAAGCCAAGTGGAAAGCGCGGTGGTGTTTTTTTGAAAGTGAATATTTGAAGCAGCGCAAGTTGGAACTCAAAGCCCCTACTGAGGCTTTGGAGCGCGTTATTGAGAAATGGAATCGTCTTTTGGGTTTGTTGGAAAAGAACGTACTTGTTGATGAAGAGTACGTGAAACAGTACAAAGTAAATGCGAAATGCAATTTGACTTGTTTTAGAAAAGAAAGGCCGTTGGTTAAGTGATTTGCGTACGTTGCGGATATTGTTGTAAAGAACTCTGCGTTATCATCGTTGATGATCCAGAGAAAGGTTTGGACGTTAGTAGTCCTGACTGCCGGGACAATCTTGTCTATCACGGGGGAAATGGAAAACGTTGCAAGCATTTGAGGGGAGACAAAGCCGGAGAATACAGTTGCGCGATTCACGATGAACCGTGGTACAAAGATACGCCATGCTATTCTCACAGTCAAATAGAACGTTCGCCCGATGATGTTTGTCGCATGGGTGAATACATTTTGAGACAAGAAAATGCAAGTGCGAATACATAAAAGAGTTTGTGTGAGATGCCATCTGTGTCAAGTTGCTTCAAACAACTTGACAAAAATCAAATACAAAACCTTTTGGATTTGCAAAGTTCTTAAAGGCGCTTGGGTTGATGAAGAAACTTCGGTGCCGGAAAGATGTCCATACAGGCTCGAACATACGGTAATGGGGGAATCATATGGGGCGCGGTATAGTTAAGTTCACGCATGAAGGCGTTGACTATTTTTGCGAATGGTCAACGGTTGTTGACGCTCCCGTTACCTATTTGCTGACGCTGAAGGAACTGAAAGCGTATTACAAAGAGGAATATGGCCGTTACGGGATGCGTGGTTTCAAACTTCGCATGGAACGTGTTATGGAAAAAGGAACGTCCTTTCATATGGACGCTTCTATGGAAGAAACTATCAGTTGTAATCGTGCTGGCGATAAAGAAAAACGTTTGACGGCGAAGCAGATCATCAAGAAATATCGTTTGGATATTTTGGAGGAGATGAATGCCAAAGAAAGGGGACTACCAGATTCCATTTGACGAAGATGGAAACCAAATGCACTATGCTGATACGTCCATTTGGAAAGCGAAGGAATGGCGGGACAATTGCAAGTTTGAAGATTGCTTGGAGTATATGACTTATTGTCGTGGAAGGAGCGCGACGTATTTCGAGTTTCAGGGAGTTGATATGGATAGGAAGTACACGATGTTCTTGAAGGAGTTTGATGCAATAGTCAAAAAGCTTGATAACGGAATGTTGAGCGGCACTTGGACGTTTATCAAGCGTGGGACAAATTACGGGGTCAAGTTGGTTGAACCGTTTTATTTAACGGAGATTAATTAACGATGAGAAATCAGGAACCGAGAGAAGACGACGCAGTTGCTCTTGGATTGGGAAGCTTTATTGCTATTGGAGTGGTGGCTGGACTTGCCGCCAAAGCGTTGCGAGATTATTGAAGGAGGGTTGCTGCTCTGGACTTCCCGCAGGAAGGTAGGTTGATATGTCTTTGAAAGAAACAGCAAACTACATTGTCGTTCGTGAAGTGCGTTCAGACATGATTGGCGGAGCAGAGGGTGACGTCAAAACTGCTAATCCGAATTATCAATTCGCGGTTCAGCAGGTTCTCGTCAAAGAGAACGACGGCAGCAAATGGGAAGCCATTCGTTTCACCTATTACAAGGATGGAAATATGGTTGCCCGGCCCCCTGTGTTCGACCACGAAGTTGTTCTGAAGACTATCGGAATGGCTGTAAGCGCTGGCATTCTCGTCGGCCTCAAAATAGTTTGAGGACGTTGGAACGCCGGATTGACTGACTTTTGAAGCGGATTGTTTGGAGCAGCAACCTGAATTTGAAGGTGACAAATGAAAGTTGATTTGCGCAAGTTAGCTGATAAGAAATTGATCCATCCACCGGGGTTTGTGATCAGCAATACTCATTACTTGACGATGATGGGTAGCATCGCTTATGGATGTCATTCTGATTCAAGTGATGTGGACCTTTACGGGTTTTGTATCCCGCCCAAGCATATGATCTTTCCGCACATTGCTGGGTATATTCCCAATTTTGGAACGCAGCCGGAGAAATTCAATCAGTGGCAAGAGCACGGGGTCAAAGACAAAGAGCAAAATACAGAGTTTGACTTTCAGATTTTCAGTATCATCAAGTACTTCAATTTGTTGATGAACAATAACCCAAACGTCATTGACTCTTTGTTTGTGCCGCAACGCTGTATCTTGCATTGTACGCAGGTTGGAAGCATCGTGCGGGAGAAACGGAAAATATTCTTGCACAAAGGCAGCTGGCACCGCTTCAAAAACTACGCTGGCTCGCAGCTCAAGAAGGCGAAGAACAAAGAACCAGAAGGCAAGCGGAAAGAACTCGTAGACAAATACGGATTTGATACGAAGTTTTGTTACAACATCGTCAGGCTGCTTGACGAAATCGAACAGATCATGGCGGAAGGCGATATCAACCTTGAACGCAATCGCGAGCAGCTCAAGGAAATTCGCCGTGGCGAGTGGTCGTTAGAGCGGATTGAAGAATGGTATGCGACAAAAGAAAAGGATTTGGAGTCGCTTTACACACGTTCCAAGCTTCAGCAGTTGCCGGATGAAGAGGCAATCAAAGAATTGCTCATGGACTGTCTCGAACATCATTACGGGTCGTTGTCTGAGGCAGTGGTTTCAGAAGGCAAATTGATGCGTTACATGCGCAGGATTAAGGAACTTTGTGAAAAAGCGGGTGCGTGATGAGTGAAATGAAATGTGCTGAATGCGGAGAAGTTACTCCAGCGAATGCGCTTTTTGAAGACTATGTTTGTCAAGAGTGTGGTTTTCGTCTTTGTGCTACATGTTACGAATATCCTGACAATCCTAAAAAATGGGATGAAGATTTAACGCTTTGTCCATGTTGTGTTGAAGAAATTAAAAGGAAGGTACATGATGAATAGGAAAATAAGAACAGGTTCGCTCCATGACGTGAAGTGGATTGTTGAGCGCGTAGAAAGAGCATGTCCCAAAAAGGAGGCTCTTTCTATTTTGAACGAGCTTCGATCTGAAATCGACGAGCACATCGAAAGGGTTGGGGAAAAGAAAATCCGAAAAGGCGCACCAATGCATTTTCGAGCCGACCCTCAATGGCCCGCTGCCGCATGCAGTTATTTCGTTAATGGAGATAACGCGACAACGGTAAGAAAGAACGTGACATGCAAAAAGTGTCTCCGTTTGTTTGCAGAAGGAAGGGCATGATGGAAGTCATTCACAACAAACCAATTGAGTATTTCGGGATGATGGTACAACCGAATGAATACACCATACTCCATTGCGGAGAGTTTTGCGATGACCCATGGAATTTGGCGGTTGATCTTGATACCGTTTATTACCGGCTTTCCAGCAAGGAAGCAGAAAAGCATTACAAGGATTTGATTGCTTATTACTCAAACGATAATGAAAAGATATGGCCCAACGGAGATGGAATCGTTGCTTTTGGTTTGTACCATCTTGAAGGCGGTGAAACTCTTTTGGTTTGCATTGATCATGATGGTGGAGTTTTTGCTGATGAACCGTTTGAAGGGGCTGGAATTCCAGCGCCAATAAACGCGGCATTCCTTTGCCACGCTTCCAAACCGAAAGCAGAGGACGATGAATCGGGATTTTTCAAAGACCTAATCCATTTATTCAAAGGTTGGGAGTGAACGATGTCGGTGAGGCTCGTTGAAGCAATGTGTCATGGTTGGGCTTTTGGGCCTATCAAAAGGGCTACTGCGCCTACTTCGCGGCATTCTCTTTGGGCGAAGAAACCAAACTGTGATGAATGGCAAGTTCATAAAGTTCCCGCCGATGCTGGCAGGTGGCTGGACGCTTTACTTGATGAAGCGGGAGTACCGGATTGATCTGTCGACGGTGCAGGAGGCGCGAAACGTTCGACGCCAACTCAACCGGATGAAATTGTTGGAGAACTGAAATGGAAGACCCTTGTAATATGAAAGAAACGTTAGAAGCATACGCATCGGCAATTGAAAATGGGTTAGTCGCTCCGGAAGAAGTTGAAAAGGTTCTGAAAGCAGACTTCTCAATGGAAGCAATAGAAAGGCGTAAAAGATTTCGCACGCGAGTCAAAAAGGAAATGAAGCATACGCAAAACATTATATTGCCCGATGGTTCTATAATCGCTGTAAAGACAAACAAGAAACCAGAAGGAAGCGAAGAATGAAGTATTCAGTTTCTGTCAATGTCAAAATGATAGTCAACATTGATGCCGAGAATCCAACCGAAGCAGAAGACAAGGCTATTGATTCTGTTGTAGGAAAAAGAATTGAAGTCAAAAGAGAGGATACTTCAGCGATATGGATGAAACAAGAAAACTGAGTGCAGTATTGTTGATAGTGGTTTCGTCGTGCTCTTTAATCGAAGCACGCGGGAGAGAAAAATCATTGTCCGTTGAAGAACATACTCAACGGGCTGAAAAATATCTTGAGAAAAAGAATTGGTGGAAAACACTTTGGCATTACAACAAAGCGTGGGAAAAACTTTTGAAGGTTGAAAAGAAAGATGAAGCTGAAACGCTTGTGAAGAAAATGAACAAAGTATTTTGGCAAGCAATTGAATACAAGATTGAAAACAAGGAGATAACAAATCAAACAGGCGCATTGACGTTCTTGAACAGCAGGATTGCAAAGCGTCAAAAGAAAAAGCTTGACTGTAAACAGGAATTGGAGATAAAGAAAAAGCTTGAAAACAAAGAGAATGAAAGCGCATTGGAACAGGTCAAGAAAATCTTGAAGGAACTGGAGTGATGTTTTTCATTGGCGACATTCACGGCGAATTTAATACCTACGAAGGTATTATCAAGAAATTGCCGTATTCAATTCAGCTTGGAGATATGGGCGTTGGTTTCGATAGGCGTGGCGAAGAAATTCTTGCTACACCGTCGCCTCATAAATTCATTCGCGGGAATCACGATGATCCGACGGGTTGCGAAACGTATCCGAATTACTTGGGTAATTTTGGGAGCGCCCAACTCAATAAAGAAGTCTGGTTTTTCGTGAGCGGTGCTTATTCCATTGACAAAGACCGGCGTATTCCCGGCGTGAGTTGGTGGAAAGGCGAAGAGCTTACCTACAGTCAGTTTTCAGATTGCCTTGAGCTTTACGAGGCCAATAGGCCAGATTTCGTTGCTACGCACGAATGCCCGGCGAAAGTACTTGGACAGATACGGGCATGTACTTCAGACCATCTGAATCCAACTACGAAGGCGTTTCAGATGATGTTTGAAATTCATCAACCGAAGCTTTGGGTATTTGCGCATCATCATTATGACAAGGAATTTGATTTTCACGGAACGCACTTCGTTTTGGTGGGGACCAACAGTGTTTTTGATTCGAGCAAATTTTTCACGCAAAAATGAGTCGGGAAGGTTGTATAATAAAACATGAACAGGCTACAAAAAGTAGAGACCAAATTGATTCAGCGAAAGGAAGCGTTGCTTCGTTTACAGATCGAAAACGAGACGTTGGACAAGCAGATCGACGAGCATATACGAAGAATTTCGGATAATATGATCCAGCTTGAGCTTGGGCAAGAGGCTCTGCAATTTCTTGAGGATGTCGCAAACTCAAGACGCGGTGAGATGAAAAGCCAAATTGAAAACGTCGTGTCTGAAGCGTTGTCGCTTATTTATGATAACGACTACGGCGTTGAGCTTGTGTATGATGTTAAGAATAATCGCAGCTTTACAGAAATCAAGCTTTTGAAAAAGACATCGCAAGGAGTTGTACGGCGCACGATGAATGGATTTGGCGGCGGTGTTAGCGATACGATTTCTGTTCCTTTGCGGTTGCTTGTTTTGTTGGCTTCGCGGCAGACTGACCGTGTTTGTGTTTTGGATGAGCCGTGGAAGCATATGGATTTGACTGATCGGATCGATCGTGCTGCTGAATTTATTCATGAAATAGCGCACCGGCTTGATTTGCAAACGGTAATGTGCAGCCATCATGAAGCAATGCAGGAAGCGGCTGATGTAGCTTGGCGTTTCTCGGACGACAACGGTACGACTATCGTTGAAAAGATTAAATAGGGAGATTGAGAATGGCAATCAGGACTGCTTCTGTGGATGACAAAACAGCAACGCTGATCGACAATGGTGCGCGGCTGGATCAAACGGCGAAGAATGTTGCGTTGGAATTGCAAGGCACAAAAGCAATTCTTTGTAATAAGGCCGACTTTGAAGCTGACGAGAAAAGTGTTCGGTTGGAAGGCACAAAAGCTTGTGCGGTGGTATCCAAAAGAATTGCTTATGAATTGAAGTTGCCTAACGATGAAGCGCAGAAGGAATTTGAAGGTGAACTGTCAAAAGGCAAATTTGCAAACGTCGTCAAGGCAGAAGTGAAGGTCAATGTTTCTACAGAGCGGCTTGGGGAGCTTGTCATGCTACTCGATCAAAAGGGTTTTACCTTTGGAAAGAAATTCAAGGTTGATCCGAAGGGTTTCAAAGCATATTGCAAAGAAGTAGATTCTCCGGAAGTGCTCGCAAATAACGTGAGGGAAGAGGAAACAATGAGCGTGAAATTTGAAATTGAATGAAAGGAAGAAAAATGGCGAGACGTAGAGAAAAGAAAATCAATGAACAAGAAAAGACGTACGAAGGTTGTTATGGTCAGCGCGTGAAGTATGATCGACTGCTCTCTTTCATCACGACAAATTTCGAGCTGAACGACATCAATGAACAAAGTGGTCAGCCGCGTTTTGCCCAGTGTATCTGGGGGCATCCCGGCATCGGGAAAACGGCTTTGGTAAAACAACTCAAAAACACGCCCGTCGAATGGCGTGGCAAGAAGTATGATGGTTGGGACATCCGCGATGTTCCAATTGCGCAGTTTGAAGAAATGGGCGACCTTCACGGCATTCCGATGGACTGCATCCTGATGTACAAAATTGAGGGCAAAGGCCCGGACTCTGAAAGGAAAGAGCAGTGGGTGCCGCAGCGCGAACAGACCGTTGTTGCCTTCAGGGAAGACGGTTGGCAGATTGATTCCAACGTCACGCCGAGAACGATTATGGCACCGCCTGATTGGGTACCTCTCAAGCCCGGACCTGCCATTTTGCTTCTGGATGACTTCAACCGCGCCAGCATCCGAATCATCAAGGGCATCATGCAGTTGCTCCAGAACTACGGCATGGTGTCGTGGAAATTGCCTCCCGGTTGCAATATCGTTTTGACGGGCAACCCTGATGAACAGGATTATCTGGTCACGACAATTGATGCGGCTATTATCACGCGCATCAAACACATCACGCTTCAGGAAGATGCCAAGCAGTGGGCTGAATGGGCCACGTCGCAGAATCTTGATGCCCGTGGAATTTCGTTTTGTCTCTTTGACCCTGAAATGATGATCGGGAAAGAGCGCACCAACCCGCGAACGCTGTCTGAGTTTTTCCGGTACATGAAAACCGTTCCAAGCGTTGAAGACCTTGACGGTGGCGGTATCCGCAAAGACGTTTCCGTTCACGCCCATAGCCTTTTGGACGAAGAAACGGTTGCGGCGTTTTTCGTGTTCTGCACGAGGGATATGGAAGACGTCATTGAACCGGAAGATGTTCTTGATGGAAAGAAGAACGTTGCTGACCGCGTAAAGAAATTGATGAAGCGCAAGGAGCCGCGCACGGATATTTTGGGCATCACTTGCGAACGACTTTTTGCTACGATGGTTCAGTCTGAAACGGAGCAAACGCCAGCGCGAATCAAAAACTTCCAAAAGTTCGTCACCAACGAAGTTGTTCCTCCGGACATTCGTCACTCATTGTGCAAACGTCTTTCCAAGCGCACGGAAAACGACGGGCGCAATCAGAAGTGGCTGATTGGGGATGAAAAGCTGCGTGAACAGATTTTGGAGATGCTGCGATGAGCGAAGGACGTTATCGCTTTGTGGTCGAAGTTTCAAGTTGTTACGAAATTCGCTTGGATGAATACAACGAAGAAAAGGCTCACAAAGAAGCAGTAGAAATGTTTAATGAAGATGTGTCTGCAAAACGTCTTCAGTTTAGTACTAACATAATTGAATCCGAAGACTCGCAGACTGGGGACGCTTCGATTCACTAATTAGGGGAAGGGAAATGGATTTGAAAGAAAGGGCGGAAGAGAATTGGCATAAGATTCACGACAGTAGAAGGACGTCTGACGGCCCGAGAGAAATGACGTATGACGAAGTGTTTGAACATTTCATGAAGCACGTTTGGAATATGATCGACTATTGGGCCAAAGTAGAAAAAGACAGCACCCGTGAAAGGCTTGCCGGTTTTGCTCATTCTATGCTTGCAATGCTGGATGGGAGTTCCGTTATGCTTCCGCGTTTCATTGTCGCGCCGGACCCTTGTGCTCCAGAAGATAGGGAATTTTGCAGGGATGAAGAAAAATGTAATTGGTATCCTGAGAACAAGAATTGCAACGTGAAATGCGATTTGTCTGGCGGATTACATGAGTTGCTACACCAGCATGACCCGAGAAGAAAAAAGGAAGACGATGAAGAAAGCGCATCCGAGAGCTAAAAAACAGCCCAAAATGAGGCACTCCGAGGACATAAGGTGGAATAACCTTCGAAGTTGCGAAAGACTGCTCGGAAAGCCCATAGATTCGTATTTTGGGATTGGCCGCTTTGTCAAAATGGGCGACGGATTTTACGGAATCCGAATGCGCATGTACTGTTGGTACAGATACGATAAAACAGAGAAAAAGAAATGTAACCGTTGGCAGGTTGCGTATTTACGCAGAGGAGCTGCTGGTCCAGATCACTGTGTTTACAATTACAAAGGAAAATTCGTCGGCGATTTGCGAGATCAGGTTTACGTTTGTCCAGATCATAAACGTAGGCACGATGGCGTTTTAGCAAAGATTACTCGTAACAGTAAGAAGAGAGAAGCAGAAGTTGCAAAGGAAGAAGGCAAAAGGAAAAAGAATGCAAGTAAAAAATCTTAGATGGGGTGTAGCACGAATTTTGAAAAGGGTTTAAGAATGAATGCAAAGGAGAATACGGGTGTTCGCAGAGCTACGGAAGTGTGGCTTACTGCGGACACCCACTGAATTTTGGGCACGATAATATCCGAAAATATTGCAACCGTCCTTTTGCGTCGGCGAAAGAAATGGACGAGGCGATTATTGAGAATTGGAACAAAGTCGTCAAAGCGGGAGATATTGTTTGGCACTTGGGAGATTTTTGTTGGGGCAGATACCCTGCCGATGTTGAGCGTTACCTCAAGCGTTTGAACGGAAATGTTTGTTTGATCTACGGGAACCATGATCGCCAAGCAGTCAGACGCGCAAATGGATTTTCAGAAAAGCGTGATTTGAGGCGTATCAAGATCAATGATCAAGAAATCATTCTATGTCACTATGCTATGCGGGTTTGGGACAAATCTCATTTTGGCTCTTGGCATTGTTACGGACACACTCACGGCACTTTGGAGGAGCCAAAGGATTCACTTTCGTGCGATGTAGGTGTAGATGCTTGGGATTTCACTCCGGTCTCGTTTGATCAAATCAAAGCTCATCTGTCCACGCGAGAATTCACGCCAATTAACAAACGCTAAATTTTTTTCTTGATTTTCTTCCCGAAAACCATATAATAATTTTATATTTGCGTATTGTTGAGACAAGTATCTCTCTCGACAGAGGAAATATGAAAACGAAAGTATCGTTGGATACGCTTCAGGCGTTGTCCTACAATCCACGCCTAATCACCGATATAGAATTGGAACGTCTGAAGGCGTCGATAAAAGAACATACCAAGGCTATTCCCAAGAAGACAAGAGGCGAAGGTTACCGGCTGACTACCACTGTTACGGTCAACGTCAATGGGAATCGTATTGTTGGCGGACACCAACGAATAAAAGCGTTGAAGTCGTTAGGACAGGATTGGATTCACGTCAAAGATATAACTTGGGTAGACGTTAAACCGGATAGCTCTAAAGAAAAGTCTTTGAACATAACGCTCAATAGTGAACGCTATGGAGGTTTTTGGAATCAGCCAAAGCTTGATGAACTTTTGCGGGGAATCAAAATTGACGATGAAGCGTTATATGAGAAACTTGATTTGCCGTATATTGAACTTGAAAAAGTAAACGTAGATGTAGCAGAAATGTTGCCGCAGAAGGAACCCGAGAAATCTGGAAAGGACGAGCCAGAGGGGAAACCAGAATTCAACTTAGAACCCATTTTTGAAGATGGTCCTGCTTTGGAAGAGCCATTGGAAGAGACAGATGGTAAAGCCGTTGTTCCGTCGGATATGCCGCAACTTTACCCTCTGTCGTATGCGGTGACGGCAGAACAACGGCAAAAAATTTTAGCCGCCATCAAAAAGGCGAAAGAAACATATAGTGCGAAAACGAGTGCTGATGCGCTCACGATTGTTTGCGAACGCTTTAACGATGCGCCTTAACGGAGGAAATTATGAGCACAAAAAAGATTGGCTTGACATCACTCAACGTTGTTGATTACAACCCAAGGATAATTGGGAGTGAAGAACTGGAAAACTTAAAAGCTTCAATCAAGGAACACACTGATACCATTCCAGAAGATGAACGTGGTGAGGGCTTTCGATTGACGTCAACGATCACCGTGAACAGACAAGGGAATCGTATTATTGGCGGGCACCAACGCATAAAGGCTCTTAAAAATTTGGGTCAGGACTGGATTCATCCTGACGACATCACATGGGTTGAGGTTGAACCAAACTCGGCTAAAGAAAAAGCTTTGAACGTAAGCTTAAACAACGACAAAGCCGCTGGGTCGTGGGATAGAACAAAGCTTGATGCTATATTGAAGTCTATCAAAGTTGATATGCCGGTCATTTCTGAAAATCTCGGGTTTGACGAAATCCAATTGGAAATGCCTCAAATTGATTCGGGCGAAATATCTCAAATTCCAACTACAGAATTGTCAGGAGACTCTTCTGGATCGTCCGACGATGAAAAAGTACAAGGCCCACCTAAACTTGATATTCAAGGCGTTGACGACAGAGCAGGACGTTTTTTGCTTACCTACACAACTGATGAAGAGAAAAGCTTTTGGATGAAGCGGTTGGGTATCAAAGGCGATAAGGTCGTCTATGTTCCTTCAGATGTTGACGAAGTTAACAGGTGATCCATGTATGAAACAAAAAGCGGGAAGAAAGTTTCTATTGTAATCCCATCTAAAGAACGAGCGGAAGCTGGGACAACTTGGAATTTGTTCCCAGACGCAACGGTATTTGTTCATGAACGCGAATTGGAGGAATACAAAAAGCATTTACCAAATGCAAAAATTGAGACTCATACTGAAGATGGCGGGCTTACGCCAATCAGAAATATTATCATGCGAAAGATAAGTATGGGTGATTGGGTAATCCAACTTGATGACGATATAAAGGTCGTTGGATATTTTACAGCAGATGGTGACAAAAAGAAAAAGGTCAAATGGTCGTCAAAGCAACACATGAACGAATGGTTTAACGCTATTGATCTTGCAGAGAAAAGTGGATTTTATCTCATTGGAGAATCTCCAACGGCCAATGAATTTTACTATCGTCCAGAGCGTCCGCATTCGATTAACACGTTTGTTGAAGGTCATTGCATGATTATCAAGCGTTGCGAATTGATGTTTGATGAAAAATGCAGGGTAAAACAGGATTATGATTATACGCTTCAATGTGCAGTCAGCGGACGTCGGGTTTTACGTTTAGATTATCTTTGGTCTGACTACACCTATCGCAAGGCAGCAGGCGGTTGTATGGATACGTGGAAGAAATCCGGATTGGAAGAAGAAGTGTATAATTACATGATGAATAAATGGAAAGGTCTTCTTATCCCAAAAAGAAATCGCGCAAGTTCTCCATATGAATTTACGATGAGGGTGCCGAAAGAATGGTCCAACCAATGAATTCTGTTTTAGTCATTGCGCCCCATCCTGACGATGCAGAATTAGGTTGCGGGGCAACTATTTCCAAATTAATACGGAATGGCTGTAAGGTATCAATATTAACATTGACTGATCGGAGCGAATTTGATATTGAACCAGAAGTTCAAGCGGCTGCAAAAGAACTTGGTTTGGAAGAGAATATAAAGCTTTTGAATTTTCCTCATCGCGATCTTTGGTCGTCAAGAGCTGGTATCTTGCGCACGTTTGAACGTGCTCGTGATACATTGGATTTAGATGTCGTTTTTACGCCAGCGCCAGACGACTTACATCAAGACCATCAAGTAAGTTTGGAAGAAGCAAAGCGTGCTTTCAAAGGGACAACGCTTTGGGGTTATGAAATTTTGAGAAGTAATTTCTCTTTTGCAGCGGATGTGTTTGTTGAGGTAGAGAAGGAAGATGTTGAAAGGAAAGTAAAAGCCATAAAACATTATCATACGCAAGCAAACAAATTGTACTGTCGCGCAGAAGCGATTTTTGGGCTTGCGCGTGTAAGAGGAGCAATGTGTGGGGCGGTGTTAGCAGAAGGTTTCAAGAATATTTGGCAAGTGCTATAAGGACGCGTTATGGATTATTATCAAGCACCAAGGTGGACGTCAGAAATTGCCGATTGCTCGATGCCGATGACGTTTGATCAATATTCAAATTGTTCATATGGCTGTTTATATTGCTTCAGTACGTTTCAGCGAGCCGTTGGAGACGGGAAAGAAAATTACTTAGCAAAAAGGGTCAAGCCTGTTAAGATTGAAAGCGTAGTTAAACATTTCTGCGATCCAGAAAAATCTCAATTTGGGCCATTTATTAGAATGGGTAAGACAATGCAATGGGGTTCGTTGTCTGATCCGTTTTGTAATTTTGAAAAGAAGTATGGCGTTGGATTAGAGTTGTTACGGTTTTTCAAGGCAATAAACTATCCATTGTGCCTTAGCACAAAGGGCGTTTGGTGGCTCGATGATCCTCGCTATACGGAACTATTCAAAGGTCAAAAGAATTGGAACGTAAAAGTCAGCATCATCATGACAAATGAAGATTTTGTAAAGAAAATTGAGCCGGGAGTTCCTACGACAAAAGAAAGACTTAAAGCCCTTGAAAAGATTACTGCTTTGAATTGCGGTGGCGCGACTTTGCGATTGCGACCTTTCATTATTGGGATTACGAATCACAACAATGGTCATATTGAACTTATCAAAGAATCTGGCAAACGTGGCGCTGGGGCCGTGTCTACAGAATTTTTTTGTTGTGAAAGGCGTTCAATGATTTTGCGCGAACGTCTAAAAATAATGAGTGAGTGCGCTGGCTTTGATGTTTGGAAATACTATGTAAAGAATTCATACAATCAGGGCTATATGCGTTTGAACAGAAACACAAAGCGACCTTATGTCGATGAAATGCAAAAGGCGGCACGCGAAGCAGGAATGCGCTTTTATGTAAGTGATGCTCATTTCAAAGAGCGTTGCGATAATGGTTCTTGTTGTGGACTGCCTGCTGATTGGCCCGGAAGTTATTCCAAAGGACAATGGTGCGAAGCGTTGATGATTGCAAAGAAACGTGGCTATGTTACGTGGGATGATATTGATCCTCACTTGGCTTATGCAGATACGTTCCTTTGGCGTTTGAATATTGGAATGAATCGCGGCTCGGCGGAAAAAGCAGCATCATTTGTGAATCATACTTGCAAGGATTATATGCGTTGGTTGTGGAATAATCCAAATGCAGGACAAAGCCCTTACTATATGTACGAAGGAATCTTAAAACCAAGACCAGACGCAGATGCGAATGGAAATCTGATCTACGATTACGACTCATCAAAGGCTTGAGAGAAACTTTTTTCAAAAAAGTGTTGAAAAAATATCTCTGGGTTGTATAATAGGACGAGTGGGGCAAGAAAGGAGTCGCCTATGAATTGAAGTGGTGCGTCACTGGCCTTACAGGTGACACGAGTTTTGTTAGCAAACGCATTCGTCAATGTTGACAGATACAAAAGCTAACGAATCCGCGACCGATAACAAGGTTGCAAGTGAGCGAAAGGAACAAATCATGTCTGCGAATAAATTTACTGTTGAAAAACTTGAATCAAAAGTCAACGAAGCAGCTCATATCGTTTTGGGCATTCCCAATTTTATTATCAAAGCCTCAGATGAAGAGCGGAAGAAACTTGCCGCAAAGCACATCTGGGACAAACTTGGCCTGCTTGGAGTTTACAGGGATGCTGAATCGCATGAGTTGTTAATGGTTGATTGTCCAGAGGGAGAAGCGAGACGTGTTTTCTGCGAAACTGGCGGCTCTCCATATCTGCCTGCGGTTCGATTCAGACGTGTCTGGGCTATCCTTACAGAAAGAACCGCGCCCACGACAGACGTTGCTTATAAGGAATTGAGCAGCGGCTTTGAAAAGTTCAGTCAGGGCTTGAAGGAAACGCTCCGTACGCCGGGACAAATGAAGGACAAGGAACTTGTTGAAGCTTACGGTCCTGAATGTGAGGTCTCAATCATTGACGAGCTTAAAAGGCGAAGCAATGATCGTCCTTTTGTTGTTTTCAACAACAGAGAAGATGCCGTTGTGGACGTTGAAACGACGCTCAGAATGTTGCGGGAAGCTCGCCGTGGCCGTACAATGCCTGTCAATTACAAAGTCGCCGACAGTTTGAAGCGGCTTTATCGTGCTGGCGAATTTCCTGCGATGTTTTATTTTCACTGTCCTTTCCACAAAGATACATTGCTTGTGGATGGATTCTGTGACAAGTCAAAGCAGGTCTGGGAAGGAATTGATTACGAATGTATGCAGTTTGCCCGCATTGCTCTTGAATTGGAGGAGATCACAAGCAGGACTCCTGATATTCGCCAATTCATTGGTCTTGCTGTTCAAGGCGGTTTGGAAGGTTTGCGGTTGAACTATCCTCATGTGGCGCTCGTCTTTGATGAGCGGAAGGAAGTTGACTCTCTGCCAAATCTGAAAGTGAGAATGTCGGATACATCAGGGCGTCAATATGCGGACCCGATGAACCCGAACCAGAAACAGCGTTTCTAAATCATAAATGTTTGGCCCGTGGGAGGAAACTCCCACGGGCTGAGCACTTTCTGAAAGGATATAAAAATGGATTACGTAAAAGAACTTGCCAAAGGTGGTTATGTTCATGAAATGGAACATGCCAGCTTCAAGGCAAGATTGATGAAGGCAGAGCGTCTTGAAGGTGAACAGGTTCACGGTCTCCCTCCCGGTCAACCCATTCCCGTTTTCCCAATTGCCGCATTGCCCGGCGCACCGGATTCTTGGGTACGCGAAGCAGGGGCGTATGTTTGTCCTATTGATGTCGGATGGGGATTGTGGTTTGATTGGACGATGAATGATGCAATGAACACGACAATTGTTCCCAGCGTCAAAGGAATGAATCCTATCACCGGACGCAAGCTTGAAGGTTTGGGGTTGGAGCAGTATGCTGACAAGTGTCCTGTTCATGACAAGCCTTTTTCGCATGGCTATTTTTGTGAGGAATGCAACTACTCTTGGCCACCGCAAAATTACGTTTGTCATCCCAATACGCTTTGGTGGGATGGATTCAGGCAACCGGATGGAACGGTACGGCAATTCTTTTTCACCGATGAAGACAAGCGAGATATTGCCAGTGCGGTAATTGGAAAAGAAAACACCGTACCAGCTTTTGGTTTTGCATTTTACAAGCCCAAAGTTTCAAGAACGCCACCGCAACGAATCACGCGGGGGTTTAGTGGCTATGGCGGGCAAATGGTTTACACGACAAGCAACTCGTCGGATCACCAGACGTACGATAGCAGTACAATCTGCCTTTCTGGGGATCAGCTGTCCAAAGGATTGATTGCCCCACAGAGTGTTAACGTTTTTCATGTGTCTCAAATTGAAGAGAAGACAAGCGGAAAAGTGAATTGCAATGCTTTGCGGAGTAGTATCAGCGGCCAATCTGAAGCCCCAACGCCAAAGAAAAGCAAAGACGTCAGTGTTGGCGCAGGAGCGCAGATACGGCAAGATTTATCTCCTGATGATCTCGGGCTTGAAGGATGGCAGGACAAAGCCGGAGGCGTTATCCGGTTGTACTTCTGCTTTGAAGAGCAATTGAAGGAGATTATCGAAAAGGGTGGCGTCAAGGATTTCATGGTCGCATCGGATAAGGAAGGCTATCTGAAAGGACTTCCGAAAGGATAGGTGAAAAGCATGAATATATTATGTCCAACGTGCCACGGGAAAGGGGCTATCCCCGACCCGAAGAATAATGGGATGGTAATGTGCTATTGCGGCCCAAACGGGGAAAGGTGTCCAGAGGTCATGTGCCAGACGTGCAGTGGCTCGGGATGGGTCGTAAAAGACGAGCGAGAGCGCCCGACCTGTCGACACCCGCTACCTCCGCCAAAGTGTCCCAAATGCAGAGATACGGGTCAAATTGCAAAATCAGATTGGAACGGTTGGCGAATGGAAAGATGTGATTGCGGAGCGGAACCACCGATTTTGCGCTTTTCATGCTCTTCATCGACTTCAGCTTTTTAAGCTGGATTTTTCTAAATATGGGTCGTGTCTAAAAAATGACGCGGCCCATATTTTTTTGATAAATTTTGCTTCTTCGATTGTATAATTAGTAAACGCGGAGCATGTTATGAAAAACCCATCGGAAGAAGATTGGTCAGAATTGTATGGTCGGAAGTTCGAGCATAACGAAATCCGAGAGGCTTGTGACATCTTCGATCTTCTCCGGTATTTCTGCGAAGACAAACCAGAGATGCTTCCATCGTTCGTCCGAGAAAACATGAAACTGGGGCATCGTCTTTTCATGGCGATGAACCTCGAACCAGATGACCTTGGGGTTTTGGTCTTGAGAGAAGAGGACGATAGAATAGTCCACGTCATCAAAGAACGCTGCGCAGAACTCAACAGACAAAAACAGGGACGCAGCAATATCATATTACCGGGAGAATGACAGTGGTAAAGAAATCAAGCATCAACTCGCAAAAAGAAGTAATGATGGGGATTGTCGATCTCATTCGCCACAAGATTTTCTATGGTCACATCTTACAACAGCTCACCAAAGTCTACGGCGCTGCAAAATACGGAATTCCAACGATGGGCGTTGGAAAGCAGCAGAATGAACTGTTGATTAAGCTTTACGTCAATGAAGAATTTATCAAGCATATATTTGAAATTGCGAAGACCGAAGAGCAAGCCCATACATTCCTTCAGGGCGTCTTGGAACATGAAACGCTTCATATCATTTTTGACCATATCAAGATGGAATTTAGCGACCCCGTGCGCGGGAATGTCGCTTGCGACCTTGCTGTGAACAGTCATATCAACCATTCAAACTTGACGCCGGGAGCCTGTTTGCCGGACAAATACAATCTTGAATCTGGCAAGGGCGCATTCTGGTATTACACGCATCTAAAAGACAATCAGCAATACAAAAAGCAATGCAAGCAAGGAGCTTTTGGCGCTGGTGGGATGATGGAGGAAGTTGGTTCCCACGAAATGTGGAAAACAGCAGCTCAAGACCCTCTACTTCAAGAATTTTGCAAAGACATCGTTTCCAAGGCAAGAGATTTGTGCAATCAGGATTACGGAGACGTTCCCGGAGAAGTAATTTCACAAGTTGATATGCTATTGGGGAAGAAAAAGGCGATCATTCCTTGGAACAAGGTTTTGAGAACGTTTGCAGCAAGCGCAACGGAAAGCAACTTGGACTACACGGTGAAACGGGTCAGCAAACGCTTCGGGACGCGTCCGGGAACGCGCAAGGAAGACGTTTTGAATCTGGCTGTTGCGGTTGACACTTCAGGGTCAATCAGCGATGATCAGCTGAAGTTGTTTTTCAACGAGGTCAAATGGATTTGGAAAAATGGTGCAATTGTAACTATGTATGAGGCTGATTGCAAAATTTGTCGTGTGTACGAATTCAAGGGTAAGTTCAAAGGCGAAGTTCATGGGCGAGGTGGTACTGATCTTGAACCAGTTTTGGTTGCAACTGAACGTCGGTTTGATGCATTAATCTATTTCACAGACTTCTATGCCCCCAATATCAACACTCGTTATCGCATTCCTACGCTTTGGGTTTTGACGACTGAGTTGGAACGTGACGAATTTCCTTACAAATGGGGAAGGTTCGTCAAGATAGACTCTGGCAAGCCGGAGCTTGTCTAAATCTGGAGGAAATTATGAGGACGCTTTTAGTTGTTACAGATAGTACAATCAAAAATCATGAAGGGGAAGAGTATGATGATTACATCGTTGTGAAAGCAATCCCCTCACAAGAAGAAATGCCCGCTATCGCAAATGAAATCCGAAATAAGATTCGGGGCATTGTCATTGATGCGCAGAAAGAAAATGAAGGAGAGGCTCAAGTCAAGATTGAAGTTGACGCTACGCCGCCCTATGATGTTATTTTAGTGAGTCTCGTTGACACAATGGGGCAAGAAGAAAAATTGAACGTCGTTCTGCCTGAGCGGTTGGACCGTGGCGGAAACAAAGAAAAACTTATCATCGAATCCGAGGAGGGATGAAATGCCCAAAGACCCTGACAGTTTTGTAAATTCAGATGTTACAGACGCTATGGAGAAAATGGTGGAATCTTTTCCAAACCTTTTTTCTGGGTTTGACGTTAGCAAGGTTTCAAGCGTCCACACAAAAGGAAAGAGCAGCAACAGAAGGCCACTTAGCTTAAGGGCTGTACGTTATCCTTTCAGCATTTGGATGGATCAAACGTATATTATAGAAGTTGCGAACGACACATGGCAGGAGATGGATCAGAAACGGAAAAACTTAGCGGTATTTCACATCATGTGCGCGATTCCCGAAGGAGCCTTTGATCCAGAAGGCAATCATTATCGCCAAATCAAAAGGCCCGATTACGAATTGTACGAAGCAGAATTTTTGGCTGCTGGCGGAATTCCCAATTGGATGGAAAACGACAAAGCCCAAGACCCAATGGAAATTCCCGAAGATGACGTTATACGCAATCCCGTAACGGTTGAGGACGTCGCGAACGTCGGTGTTTGATGAAGAGGACCACCGACGAGATTTTTGCAATGTCGCCAGAGCAGCGACGGCGATTGAGACTCGATTTCAAAAAAGGTTCATACAATAAGCCAAGGAAGAAGTTTGCAGACGATGAGCTTATTGAATGGGCGACGTCTCGTGGTGTAAAATCCATGAGGCAATTAGATAGAGCACGCGAGCAAGGCGATCCCAATAGACATAATTTTGAACGGGCTTTCGGAAGCTGGGAAAATTTCAAGCGAATAGCCTATCCAGAAGATTACAAGCCAAATTTGCTCAACACAATCCCTAAAGATGCAAAGTACATGGCGCAGCTTTTGATCCAGTATAACGTCTGGACGGCAGAGAAATACCGTAGAGCAAGAAAAGCATATCCTGAAATATTCCCATCCATCAACAAAGTATATTTCAATTTTAGAGGTTGGTCGGATTTGGTCATTGTCGCCAAGAGTCTTTCAATGGAGAAAACAATTGACCGTTATCTTGAGTTGAAAAACAAACTTGGCCGGTGGCCGACAGTAGCAGAAAGCAGAGAGAGAATGATAGAACTGAGGCCACTTATTGATATCCATAAAAGCAAGAAAGCAGTCGATGGTTTTCTTGAAAGTATGGAGAGAAAAGCAAATGCAAACGGAAGAGAAGGTTCGGGAACGGTTTGATGAGTTGTACGAGCGAGAGTTACGCAAGAAAAAGAAGGAATTTTTGTCTTGCGATTATAGGAACTGTCGATATAATACGCGGTACAAAGTAAAAGGCAACGGGTTTATCGGTTTTTGTCTCAATCCAAAAATTCTTTCTAAGACGAAGCATTCCATGCGAATTTGTAATGATGCGGAAAGTGCAAAAGCTTGTTCTGAATATCAATGCTTACATATAGAAGAATCAATCACACGTAAGTTTCATGATGAACTAAAAAGCCCTTCGATTTGCGGCAAAAAATATCCAAAGCTTGCAGTGCTGCTTTGGTTTTTGCAGCAAATACCCAACGAAGGACAGAGCAGGTGGGAACGCTTTCAATATCATTTGAGGGAATGCTTTTGGTCGTTATTTACAAAAAGATAAATGGCTAAACGTCAATGGTATTGTTTTCTCCTTGACGGGCAAAAAACCCGTGGCTTGGAAGACCTTGAGTCTTTTTTGTTCAAGGAAATGGGGCGGGTGTTTGCAGATGATTTTTGCGATTTGATACTTCCCGGCGAACGGATGGCTGATGATTGTTTCAAGATTCAATCGGAAAGCTATTTTTTTGTCAAGTGTTCCAATTATCAAAACCATACAGATGAAATCAAAAACAGTTCTGTAGTTTCTATTGTTTTGCCTTCCGTAGAGAATCCTTCTCCAGTTGCGTATTCTTCAATTTCGCGTTTTGAGCGGACTACAAAGTGGAGAATCAAAAGCAAAGATGATGTCTCCATAGGAGATTTGGTTCGAGTCAAAGCAGGGTTTTTGAAAAACCTGTTTGGGATTGTGGTAAAGAAGAATGGGAAAAACAGTTACAATGTTTTCTTTCGTCTTTATACGCGGCAATTTGTAGAAAGTTTGCGGCAAGTAAATTTAGAAATTTGCGATTGCCTTTGGAATTATGTTCAATTCCCAGTTGTGGAAAAAGGGAAAAAATTGACAGAAAACATGATTTCAACTGCAATTGATATTGGAGATAGGAGAAAAATCTGTGCGAATAAAATACGTTAGCGACTACATTGAGCAACCGAGAAAGGTTCGTTCAAGCAGAAGTTTTCATTTTGACATCGATGAAATTACAAGTAATCGCTCGATTTTTAATCTTTTGAACGATAAAGACAGGGACATTTTGTATCTCATTTTCGTTTCAAAAAAGAAGCAGAAGGAAGTACAGAGAGTCCTAAAGCGAAGTCAACCATCGCTTTGCTATGATATACGTCGTATCAGAGAACGGATTCAATTCATCGCATATTTGAGACAAGCCTTCGATATTTTCACAAACTTCATTGAGCAAAGAAATCGCAAGTATGATCCTCAAACAATAGAAATTCTTGTTTTGATGTATTACACCACTTCCTTTACCTTGACCGCAAGGGTTCTTGGTCTGTCGCAAATCTTTGTAAGAGGCTTATTTGACAAAGCATTGCGACGAATGAGAAGGCTGAAACACTGGGAAGCATACGAGATTTTTTCCGCAGTTCGACGTAACAAGAACAAGGTCAAGCGTGTCTACAAAGATCACACGGTCTGGAAATCGTAAAAATTTTTTTATATTTTAAGGTTATATAGACAGGCTGTGGTTCTGACTTAGCGGAGGGAACGTACTCATGAGAGACTTTTTCGATGACTTCGTTTGGCACAGCGCAATTGGAATCGATCAAAGCGTTGATGGTCATAAACGATTTTATACCAGAGTGCCAAACACAAAGAATGCTCGCAATATGTTTATCTCAACAGACGATAGCAAGCTTTTGATTCATCGGACAACGCAGGCGCTTTGGCGCGTTAGTGAAGATGGTCAGCATATCGAACCCATTTTCGATACCGACGTACTTACGGAAGATGAGTTGAACGGTGGATGAGTTGGAATTGTTTTTGTCGGCACTCAAGAAAATCTCTTAGGAGAAGTAAAATGGACCTCAGATCATCGATGGAAGATGTTTCACTGACCAATCTAAAATGGTTGAACGACCCAGAGACGTATCGTCCGAAGGGTGGCAAGGACATAGACAAGAAAGACGATCTTGAGATCGAGTGGAATAGCTCGGTGTATATTCCTGCCGACAAGCGTCCTCCAACGACTATCAAGGATGAGATGGATATTGAGTTGCCTTGGCGTAGCGCAGAAGCGTGCGTTGAAGCAGCGCGTGTTTTGATGAATCAGGGTATCATGGGAAAAGCATTGTTGTTTCAATTGCGCTCCAGATTCTTGGAAGAGACAATTGCGAATGTCGTTCCTGAATTAAGACAGCTTTTGGATTTTGAAGGAATCATTGGGTGTGTTGCTGTTGATTTGCGCGGGGATGAAAAGCTTCATGTGAATAGAATCAAGGCTGCTTCAACGTCTCCATTCAAGAAGTTCATCAAGTTTGTTCTGATGACGCCGGAACAGGTTTCAGGATCAAGTCATGTTGAACGCCGTTTCTCCACGAACACGACAATGAAAAAAGGCTCAATTGATGATCTGCTCAGCAGCAAAGATGAAACGACAGAAATCCAAATAGTTTACAAGCCATTGAATATGCCCGTCTTGCTCGCTGCCGGTCCTCATGAAGAATTGATTGACGAAGACTATCTTGGAGATTCTGTGGTCGATCTTTCCAATGCTGGTTATTTGAGCGAAGATGAAGCAGAAGAAATCAAAGCACAGGAAGGGACGCCGATCAAAAGGCTGAAAAAAGCTTTTCAGCGCGCAGTTGAAAACCGGGTCAAAGCGCAAAAGGAAAAACAGTTTTCAAGCTTGAAAGCAAAAGATCACGCAAAAGATTATACGATGGAACGTTCTGAAATGGATGTTCAGTTTGGAAACGATCCAAAACCTGAATTGAAGGGAGTTCAACTTACTGATAAGCGCAGTCCTTTTGAGGCGAAAATGACGTTGGAATCGACAGATCAGCAAGTTGAAGAAATGGAACATGTTCCAACGCTGGGATTGTTTGATGTTGACGAACCTATCGTGCAAAAGGCAGCACAAGAGGTAAACGAGTTTGTTCCTCAATTGGAAATTGAGTTGTCTAATTCTGCAATACTTGACGAAATAGACCCTTCGCAGCATCTGGCAAAAGAATTTGAAGGGACCGATAAGATTGATTTGGACAAGATCAAAAAGCCGCAGGACTTGGATTTTGAACTGGGTGACGCAAACTTTGATATTGGTAAGGTGTAATCATGGAAGACGAATTTGATCAAGCCGATCAAGACTCAGGCGCTACGCAAGTTCCAGCGAAGGTAGTCGATGCAGGTGGGAATGGCGGAAACGGTGGGAATGGCGTTGGCCTCGCTGCTCATCCTACGACGATGATGGAACACCGTGCGGAACTGATTAAGCAGTATCATGGTGGTTCCGAAGGGCTTGCGGACAAACTTGGGAAGCAGGGCAAGAACAACATGGAGTCTTTGATTCTTGCTCTTGTCGATGAGATCATCAAAGAAGGCGATCATCTTTTGGGTAATGAGCTTCTTGCCGGGGAGCAAGGGGCATTGAGAGATTCTTCAGTCATTTCGGCGAAGCGTGCGGAAGTTTTGGAAAAGGCAATCAAAGCAGCTCAAACCAAAATGGCATTTGACCGAGAGCATGGTATTGATGTAGATAGCCCAGCGATGCGAGTTGTGTTCAAGTTCTTTATGAAGAAGGTGAAAGAAACGTTTGCTTATTTGCAATATACTGATGAAGTAGCTGATACGTTTTTCCGCACGCTTCGCGATTCTATGAATGTTTGGGACAAAGAACTAAAGGCCGAAATTGAAGATATGGAAGTGTTAGGCTGATATGGCCCGTTATAAGAAGCGTAAAAACGCTAATATTTTCGATAGCCTGACTGATGAATTCCTTTCTGGCAACACAACTGACGTCGTTGATATAATAACGTTTGTTGAATCCCCGTGGGGGTTGAATTTTCGTTTATATCCGGCTCAGCGTTTTGTCTTGAAAGCTTATTATGGTGTTCCATTGGACGATAAGAACCGGATCATTGAAGTTCCAGACACCATCAACGACAAAATCCTTTTTACTTTTACCGAAACAGAGTTCTTGAATTTTCTTTATGAAGAAGGAAT